GTAAAACAATGGGTCAAAATGTTTGGATAACAGTCACTTATACTGGTGATTTAGCCGCTGTTACTTCACCCGACACAACATTAGGAGTTAATCTCTCATCCTCAGGAGCTATAATAATCGAGCAATTGACACCACAAAGTGATTCCGAAGTTGTTTGGACAGGTATGTATATTTAACTAGTTAATTAAAATTTATGAAAAATTGGTTATATGAAGGTAAAGAAGTTACCTCAATAGAGGAATTACCTCAAAATGCTTTTGGTTTTATATACATAACTACTCACATACCGAGCAACCGTGCATATATTGGTAAGAAATCGCTATACCACAATATAAAGCGCAAGTTAACGAAGAAAGAATTGGCGGAGCAAACCGGGCGAGGCCGTAAATCAACAACTCAAGTAGTACAAAAAGAAAGCGATTGGAAAACATATTTTGGTTCTGCTAAACCGGTATTAGAACTCCTTAAAGAAAGTAAACAAGACGAATTTAAACGTGAAATTCTAAAAGTAGTTGATAATAAAAAATTATTAACTTATTATGAATGTAAATATCTTTTTATGCTGGGTGTTTTAGAATATCCCGAAACTTATTTTAACGACAATATTTTAGGAAAATTTTTCACACGTGACTTTGGTGCTGTAAAAGAGGATTAGTATATTACTAATATGATAAATCAATCTCTAGTAGCACTGACCAATTCTGTGCTTGGTTCTGGTAAACAAACGGCTCGAGGTAACTATGCTTACCATTGTCCGTTATGTAAACACCATAAACCTAAATTAGAGGTTAACATGTCTGAAAATTCAAAAGGAGAAAATCCTTGGCATTGTTGGGTTTGTGATAAAAAAGGTAAAAAACTTTATCAATTATTTAGAGCAATTGAAGTTTCTCCGGAAACAATGACTGAACTAAAGGCCATTGTAAAATACGTTGGGCCCGAAACAGATGTTCAAGTTGAAACTAAAGTCACACTACCTAAAGAATTTATCCCCCTACTCAATATCCAGAAATCAAATATTATGGGAAGACATGCTCTTGCCTATATTAAATCTCGTGGTATTACTGATAATGATATTCTAAAATATGGAATTGGTTATTGTGAAACAGGAAGATATGCCAATATGGTTATAATTCCTTCTTATGATGAACGAGGAAATATTAACTATTTTACAGGAAGATCGTTTGAAAAAGAACCATCTGTAAAATATAGAAACCCATCAGTATCTCGCGACATCATACCATTTGAGTTGTTTATAAATTGGGAATTACCGCTTATATTGTGCGAAGGACCATTTGACGCCATTGCCATCAAAAGAAACGTAATCCCGCTTTTAGGCAAAAATATACAAACAAAATTAATGAAGAAGATAGTAATGTCTTCCGTTGAAAAAATATATATTGCACTCGATAGAGATGCACAAAAACAAGCTTTAAACTTCTGTGAACGACTAATGCAAGAAGGCAAAGAAGTATATCTAGTAGATATGCAAGATAAAGATCCAAGCGAAATGGGGTTCGCTAGTTTTACCAACTTAATCCAAGAAACCTACCCCTTAACATTCTCAGGTTTACTTGAGAAAAAATTATTCTTATGAAGAAAAGAAATGTAAAAGTAATCAACAATCGTATCCTTGAAATTTCGGAAGATTCTAAACAAATTACCCTCCCAGATTCCCGATATTATAGACGAAATGGTGAATATTATCCTTCAATTACTCACGTTTTAAGTTGTTATCCTAAAGGAAAACATTTTGAAGAATGGCTAAAAAACATGGGTCGCTCAGCAGATTATATTGTTAAAAAAGCAGCTGAAGATGGAACTAAAGTACATGAAATGATTGAAGAATATTTAGAAGGTAAAGAAATGAACTTTTTAAATCAGTATGGTAATCCACAATATGATCC